ATCTTGCCGTTCTTAATTGGTAAGGCCATGATTGCCCTTTCGTGTCATGGCCCTGTGGTGATTGTTAAAGTGCTGGTGCGCTTTCTTGTAGTTCTAAAAGTTCCGCATATTCCTCATCGGTCATTTCGCGTACTTCATCATCGATTTGAATCATTGGGTTAGGCATTAACTTGCTCCGTATCCGTAGACGTAAATTGTTCCGCCTGTTAATGTGCCACTACCAGGAGTAAGGGTAAATGCGGTGTAACTAGTGGTATTTGGCACTACTCCAGAATAGGCAATTCTTGAATTGTTATTTGTAAGATTGTAACCACCAAGACCACTAACAAGTGTGTGCTTAGATAAAAATGGATTTACAAAATCCATGTTAAATGTTAAAGAATTTGTATTGGCTTGACCAGCGGCAGCGAATCCACTAGCAGATGTTGATCCATCACCGATAGCAACACCACTGGCAAAAACACCATAACTATAAATGTAGCCAGATGTTGTCGAGCCAAAAGTTAAAATTAAACTGCTGTTATCATTGGAACAAGCACCACCAGCAATAATGACCTTGTACGCTTCATAAGTTGCACTAAATGCGCTTGTTACTGTGACGGACGAAACTGCCGAACCAATTGTCTGCTTCTTGACTAAACGTAGTCCAGGGTAAGCACCGCCAAGGGCAGTAAACAAAGTGGTGTCAACCGAGCTGCCAAGTGTGCGGATGGCTGATGCGCCATCCTTGACGTACGCCGTATTATCTGGCGTAGTCCACGAATAGTTGGTAGTTGTTGCCATTATAGATCATCCCATTCCTGTGTAGTTGGAGTATACCCTGCCCAAGTTGTCGTTGGTGGGATTTGATCCCAAATTATGCTTAGGTATGTTTCGGAGTATGCCGAGCAGGTCAGGGCAAGTTCGGCGGTGTATCTGGTCAAGTTCCATGTGTAGCCCTCTACAAAGCCGTCAAAGGTCGTGCCAAAGACTGCTGGTAGTGCGGTGGTGTTTACTCTTAAACCGTTGTAAACGGCGGCTAGGGCATCCCTAGTGGCATCGCTAACCGTTGGCGAATGCAAAGGAATTGTGATTGTTTCTGGGTACATTCTTGGGTATGCGCGTGACTCTAGGAAGTCATTAGCCTGCGCCAGAGCATCGGACTGGTTATGCAAGATCGTTGACCGTGTGCCTGATAGTTGGCCATACTGGATGATGGAGTTCTCATCACGGGCCACTTCTGTGCCTGCCCGGTATGTCACATTTACATCGTTTACAATTTCGCCCCATTGCGCGGCGGTGCGTAGGCCGTTGGCCAAAATGTCATTGGCGGTCAAGGTCAAAGGAATGGCACTGGCTCGGCTGGCGTAGTCGTCATAGTAAAGTTGCCCGTTGCCACCCTCCCAAAGCACACCGCGACCAGAGTTAGCAGCTTGTTGCGCCAATGTATAGGCATCATCCTCGCCTGATGAGTAAGCCATGAGTTCGTACACCCCTGGCTGATCCACATTTGTTGTCAACTGATTGACCAATCCAACATTGGTTGCATCGTAACTATTCCAAGTTGTTTCAGTTGGCAGATCATTCCAAGTCACCAAGGGGCCAACATCTGACCATGACTGCAAAAATGCCTCTGACAAAATGTTGATCATGCGAGTTCCGTCAAACTCTTTGGCGTAGCCTGCCGCGCCAACTAGGTGACGATTCAGCTGTGAAAGTGGCCCAACGGCTGTGATGGAGTAAATGGCGATTGATCCGTCTGATCCATAGGCCGACAGGCTTATGTCAATGTCGCTGATTATGCCTGTAAAGATTGTTTGAGTGCCTGACGTGCCTTTGTTGATTGCGATTGACACGGATTGACTCAATGCCACGTTCAAAGGATCGCTGGCATCAGTCCAAAGGCTGATCGATGCAAAGCCTGGCTGTGGCTGGGTGGTCACATCATTACGGCCTGAACGGATTGAGATCGATGAAATTGTGTTGTCAGCGTAAGTTGTACCGCCAGCGAAAGTAACTGTCGGATACGGATCATAGGCAACCGTCACAGTGTTGCCCCAACAAGGTTAACAGCGCCTGTGCGCCTTGATGAATCTTGCAATAGTCGCTCGATGCTACGGCGAGCAGACTCGCCATCGATCACGCCGTTCATGATGATGGTTACGCCACCGCCACCGCCGCCATCTGGGCGAATTGATCCCGAACCACTTGGCACAAAGGTTTCAGGCCCAAACTCGCCTACGCGGTAAGGTTTGCCGCCAACCACTGATCCACCAGCAGCTCGACCGCCGGTTGCTAAATCAAAGTATTGCCCAATTCGAGAGATTGGATTCATTGCAGTTTTCAAGAAACCAGGTACTTTGTCATAAACCTTGAAATAAGCATCGTATGCGCCTGTAAGTAAATCGATTGCCTTTGCAAAACTTTCCATCGCGCTTGCAAGTCTGCTCAAAGTAGAAACGCCAGTGCTGGCATCGGAACTAGAAATTTCAGCAAACAATTTACCAAATGATTCTGCTACCGCTCTAAGTGATGATCCCAAACTGTATGCGCCATTGTCGCCAATACTTGCGCCCAGTTCCAAAGCTCTTGCGCTCAGTCCGTTTGGATCTTTGCCACCAAAACCATCAGCAACGTCTTGCACAACTGGCAGAATTTCGTCTTGAAAGTAACTAACCATCGTCAATACAACTGGCAACAAACCCTCGCCAATTTCACCCTTTAAATCTTCAAGCCTTGCTTTAGTTATACGGCTTTGATTAGCAAGCCCATCTGACGTTCTTGCAAAATCGCCTGTCGCATCTTTGGATTGATCCATGATGACCCGAGAAGATGCCAACACCTTTTCTTGGGCTGTAAGTGAACCTACGCCATCATAAATGCCATCTTCCAGTGCTTGTTGTTTTAAAGTGTTGTCGTCAAGCAAAACGCCGTATTTGCGGATTGGTTCGGATTCACCTCTGAACGCCGCGCCAATTGCGGTAATTGCTTCCTCTGGGGTTGTGTTGTAGAAAGATGCAAAGTCAGCTGCAAGCGTTGTAAATTCCTCTGAGAAATCAACAAGATCTTGCCCTGCCAGCCCGGCGCTTTTGCCAAAAGTTGCAAAAGTAGAAGCTGCATCTAAAGCATCTTTTTGTGAAATACCAAGGTTTTTGGAAGTAGTTTTGGAAAACTTAACTACTTGCTTTCCAGAACCACCAAAGATTTGCTCGACTTTGCTTAGGCTTTCTTCCAAATCGCTTGCAGATTGAATTGCTTTAACGCCGATTTGCACTGCCATGACACCAGCTGCAACAACAACCGCGCCAAAGGCTTTTGCCATGTTCTTTGAGTAACGGCCAATATTGTCATCTAGACCAGATGCGTACTTATCAGCATCTTTCATACCTTGACCAAATTTGTCAACGTCTGCAAGTAAATTAAGTTTGAGTGTTCTTACATCAGCCAAGGCCGCCACCGCTTCCCTTGTTCCAATTGTCTAAAACCTTTTCAACCGCGTTTTTCCAGCGGCGAGTAATTTCTGGCTGTATAAGTACCAGAGTAGGGAAAATCCAATAACCCCTGTTGCCTCTACCGTAGCCTGCCGAGCGCTCTGGGAACTTGTAACCACCATTAGGGAAAAGGCCTTTTGATCCTCTAATGTTTCTATCGCTTCCAAACTCATTGCCCATAAGCAATTGCCCGGCATTTGCCCCACCACTTACGCGACCACGAGATCCACCGATGGTGACGTTTGGGATGCGGTCTTTATTGCCTCGCACAGTGTTAACCACAATTGCAGCTTGTGCAGGGTAACGAGCGCCTGTATAGCCACTTGTGCGAATTGCATTTGCCGACCACATTGAAATAGAAGTGACTTCTTCTTTTAAGCCTTTTTTGCTATCTTCATCCATTTGGTTTAATGCTTTAAGCAAACCACGCAACTGAGAAATGTCAGGCTGCATTTTGATTGTTACTTTGTCAGCCATGACCATTCCTCTCTCTTAGCAGCATTAGTGCTGTATTAACATCTGCGAGCGACCACTCCATAAGATCAGAAACTGGAATGCCGGTTGATACTGCTATCTTCACCAGCACATCCCTTAACTCTCTTTTGGGTTTTCCTCAACCACCTCAAATGAGTCAAACTCATTCGTCACCCAGGCTTGCTGGGTTGGCAATTTTGTATGCCCTGCTTGTTTAGCAGCTTTAAAAAACATGCAAGTAATCACGTCTAATGATCCTTGGCTCATCTTTTCAGCTGCCTGGCTTACCGTGTAACCGAGTTCACGTTCTATCTCGATCCACAGCCAAGCCGAGTCATCGCTCACTATGTAGTTGTTGCCCTGTTTTGTTTTGATTTCGTATTGCATAATGGTTGCCCTGTTCTATTCGTTAAGCCCGAGTGACCGTTCCATCCTCAACAACAAAGCTAAGGCTGGTGGTTAGTACGTCAGTGGCCGCGCCACCAACGGTTGGAAATACTGGAAATACGTTACCAGTGAATGTGTCACCATTGACATCAAATGAGAATGCAAGCGAGGTATCTGGTGCGCTGTTAGCAGCATCCCAAAGTGCGCTAATGATTCCAGCTGATGCTGAATCGTCAAGGTACAATTCTACGTTCAATGTCGCGGTCTTATCTACGGTCTTGTATGCGCGACCTGATAGAACTTCAAGAACCTGCTGGTTGTTTTCGCGTTCAAGTGTGACGGTTGATGCTTGGTCTGCGTATGACACCGAGTTGATGCTCAGAGTCAGATTCCGACCAGTTATGTATGTTGCTGGCATGACTTGCCTTTCCTAGTTGGTTGTGACCATCTCGATGTTGAGTTGGCTGATGAGCATATCGGCGTTTCCGATTTGCGTGACTGTCGGTTGCGACCATCCACCCAAGAACGAAATGTTATTGGCTAGTAAATCGGTTACTGACAAAATTAAGGTTTCCAAGTTTGCCAAGGCCGCTTGGTTGTCGGCTGCATTGACTATGCAAGTGATGTCAAAACGCACATGGCAGCGACTGCCACCGATTGCTCCAACTGTGATGTATGGCGAGCCAGGCACAAGCACGATAGCTGGCGGCGTAATGTTTTCATTTGGCCATGCGTAAACCACTCGACCGGCAGCTCTTAAAGTTGCGGCAAGTGATTCGCGGTAAGTTGCTAGATTAGCCAAGGTAGCCCCGGGTATCTAGGTGTTTGCCAAGTAGGCCTGAAACTCGGGTTAGCATAGAACGCCCTAGACGGTAAGGTGCTGGACTTTGGAAGTCAACACCCTGCTGGCCAAGTGTGCCTGTGCGAGTGATCCAAATGTCGCAAGCGATTGCCAAACAAGCCTCGGAAACTTCTGGGTATCCCGTGTCATACATTGTAGCCTGGCTAGTCAATAAGGCTTTGCCATTAGGTATGACTTTGCGCTTTGTAATGTCTGCGTTTGTAATTGCAGCTTCAAAGAATGAAACACCGTACTCGTCGTAGCCGACCTTTGTAACAGTCCGTGAGCCGTTAAAAGGTGAGCCACAACCTGTAACGGTCAAAGCCTGACCGACTACAAATGTGTTGTCGTAGCAGTAAAAACGAGCGACATTGTTTGTCAGCTGAACGCCATTGATGGCTACGTCATCGAAAATCAAATAAGAAAGCAAAATGTTTTCGGCTGCATCTGCAACCTCTTGCACAATGGAGTCGGCGTAAATGTCGCCAATACCCAAAACGGCTTTTAGCTCACTAATGGTAATCAGTGCCATTTTATCCTCCTATTGTGTAAGTGTGTGGGGGGCACAGGGCCGCACCCCCCACACTTCTAACTAACGTGACTTATGTCAGGTTAAAGCGACGAACGCCACCAGCGGTCAAAACGCCCACGGCTAGGTAGCCGTATAGCATTGTTTCGATTTCGCCGGATGTGACCACGTTTGTGGACATGCGTAGGATCGGTGATTCGTAGATGGCAACTGCGGATGGTGTGACAATGAATGCCGACTCATCGATAGTTGTTGCTACTGCGTTGCTATCGACATATAAATCGAGCCCAAGCACATTTCCGCGTAGGCTTTGTGGGCCTGCAACTCCACCGTTGTTGGATGGGTTGTATGCGTTGTAGATTGGGCGACCAGTTGTGTCAGTTGCACCCATTAACAATGACCACTGGGATGTGCCAGCAATGTATGCGCTTGGAAGTTCGCCAGTGGCTAGGTAAGCAGCTGGGGCTTCGGTTGAAACGTAGGAAATGATGCCAGCGGATGTTGCTGCTGTTGCGGTTGCCTGTGTTCCACCTGCGGTTAGCGCGGCGATAACTGCTGCATCAGTTGCCTTGTTGTAG